CCCAAGTGCCTAGCCAGGGGAATTCCCCTGGCTAGGCACTTGGGAATTCCCCTGGCTAGGCACTTGGGGAATTCCCTCGGTCATGACTCGGTCATGGCTCGGTCATGACTCGGCCGCGAGAGGATCCGACAGGAAAGAATCCCGGCCGGATGCCCAGGGAGATTCCGAATATCGCAAGCACGCGGCCTTAACTCTCGCCGAATATGCCGGAAGAAACTGAAACCGACGCCCAGGCCCGACTCTCGAAACTGCTCGGCGGCCACGTCACGCGGGCAATGGTTAGAGAATGGCGGGCGAAGGAGTATCCCCTCGACGACGGCCCCGAGCTTCGGAGGCTTTTGCTCTCGCAGCATAAGTGTCCCGACTGGCTCCTCGAAGGAGATGGCTCCGATCCTGGCACGGCCGACGGTCCCTCGGTCGCCGAGCTACGCTATCAGCTTCTGATCGAGCGAGTGAGGATTGCGGCCGCAGATGCGACGCGAAAAGAACTCGAAGCATCCGCCGCCAAGAACAAATGGATCACGGCCGAGGAGGGCCGCGAAGCGGGCCGGGCAATTTCCGCGATCTTCCGGAGCCACCTCTTGCAAGTTCCTAATCAATGGACTCCGATTTTGGAAGGACTTCCTCCGGCTGCCATGCGGGACAAGATGCGAGGCGAGTGCGCGAGGATCCTCTCGGATGTGCTGCGATTGATGGAGGAAAGGGCGGCGAGCCCTGGCACCGTCGATGACTTGTGCCAAGAACTCGATTCACAAATTGCGGCCGGAATCGCCTCGAAGGCCGACCGGCGGAAACTTCTCGCCGCCCTAGAGCTTGCTTTGGAGAAGCTGAAAGTATAGCCTTCCCGCGTGAACATTGATTCGCAGGCACAAGAACTCTTTCTCGCTCTCAAGGATGTTCCGGGGATTCTCGCGACGGTCGCCGCGAAGAGGGAAAGCCTCGGGCAAGAACTGCTCGACGGCGACTCTCGGCTCGAAATCACATCTTTCTCGGTCGCCGGGCAATCGGGCGCGGGCCGACTTTCGGCTACCCGTCCGGAGATGCTGGCGATCTTAAACAAGTTGCACCGGCTCCTGACAAATGGAGGGACCGCCCTGCTCCGGAAAACAATTCCGACTTTCTAACATGGGAACCATCCTTGATCAATTCGGCCGCCCGACCGAGCGATTCGCTCGGGCTGTGAATCGCGACACTTCCCGCGGCCTCGTATTTAATAGGCGCGACGAATCGATTCGGAAATTGATTCCGGCCTTCGACCGGCGAGCCCTGGCGGCCCTCTCTCGCAAGGTCGTATTCAATACCGGCATAGCCCGGGCCTGTATCAATCAAAAGGCGCAGCTTGTAATTCAAGAGAGCTTTATGCCCCGATATCATGGCGACGATTCCGACGCCGGGCTTCGGGCGATGGATTGGCTCGAAGATGTGTTTTTCTCGGAGTTCGACTATATCGACGCCCGGCATTGGCGGCCTTTTTGGGAAACAGTCTCGAAGGCAATCGATCGCGACGGCGAGGCCTTTCTACTCAAGACGATCCGCCCCGAGGATGGCAGGCACGCAGTCACAGCGATCCCGGCCTATCGTGTTCGAAGTAACTCTCCGAGCTATATTATGGGGGGCGAGAACGACGGCGCGAGGCTCGACGACGGGCTCGGCTATGATTCCCGCGGCCGGGTAATATTTTACCGGGTTTATACCGGCGAGAAGGACTTCGAAGATATCCCGGCCGACCGGATGATACATATTTTCGACAAGGACTTTACTGAGCAGCGTCGCGGCTACCCTGCATTTGCGGCCTCGCTTTCGGATATTCTCCAAGGGCTCGAAAGCAAGGAATTAGAGATTCTGCGAATGATCATCAATAGTAGCGTGCTTCTGGTGAACAAGGGCATCCGCGAGCCACAAGCTACAGATGCGGGCTTCGAGGGCTCAGTCAATACGGCAACGGGGCAAGAGATTACCCGCGAGCAAGTCGCCCCTGGGATCTATTACCTCGACGGCGACGGGCAAGAAATCGACGTCGTGACTCAGAAAACGCCGGGGCAAATTTGGGAATCTTTCCAATCGAGATTGTGGAACGAGGCTGTGACCGGCGCGGGATGGGCCGGTGAGCTTGTCGGATTCTCGCAAAAGCAAGGCACGGCCAGCCGGGCCGAGATCGTCCGAGCCCGGCTCAGTGTCAGAAACCGATTCCGGACTCTGTCCGAGGGGGCTGTGCAAGTTCTTACTTGGGGGCTCGCGGATCCGCGGGCTCCGAGAGTCGAGTCGATGCGATGGACCGTAACCCGTCCGGCTCGCCTGACAGTCGACGACGGCCGCGAAGAAAGGGCGGATCTCGAAAAGGTTCTCGCCGGGGCTATGAGCGAGGAGGAATTTCAGGCGAACCGGGGAAAGAGCCTTCGCGAGCATATGACCGAGCGAGCCCGGACGATTCAAACGGCCGAGGAAGTCGCGGCCGCAATGTCGACGCCCGAGCGACCCGTGCGACCCGAGCAACTCCTCGCAGGCGGCGGCGGCGGGACCGGCGGCGGCGGCGAAGCTGGACCGAGCCAGAAAGAACAGTTCGACGCCTATGGAGTCGGAGTGCGATCCGGGGCTCTCACTCCGCAAACCGAGGATGAAAGGCATTTCCGCGAGTCGGCCGGATTGCCCGATCTCGGCCCGCAAGCGGGCGACCTATGGACCGAGCAAGGCGGAATCCGGCAACCGATTACCCTGGCACCATCGACGCCGGATCAAACGACCATAATCGAAGAAGATGAGTGAGATTAACCTGATAGATCAAATTGGAGGTCCGACCGCGAACGCGGCGGCGATCATTCCCGAGATCAAGGCGGCCGACCCGGCCGAGCCTCTGGTCGTAAATATCCATTCGCCAGGCGGGAGCGTACTCGACGGCGAGGCGATCCTGACAAATCTCCGAGCCCATCCGGCGGGCTTCATCGCCTCAATTCAAGGCATGGCATTCTCGATGGCGGCGAATATATGCCTTGCGGCGGATCTTGTCAGGATGCCGAAAGATGGCTGGATGATGCTGCATTTCAGTCGTTCTTTTGAAGGAGGAACGGCGATGGATCTTGCCCGGCAAAAGAGAGTTCTCGACCGGATGGACGAAAGCCTCCTCGACAAATTGGAAGCGAGGCTTGGGGCGAATAACCCCGGCCGCGAGATTCTCGACGAACGGCTCAAGGCGGAATGGTGGATCGACGGCCGAGAGGCGGCCGCCCTCGGGCTCGCGGATGAACTAACAGGCGAGGCCGCCCTCGCGGCTTGTGCATGGCCTCGGCCCGCCTCGGCTCCGCAAGAATGTTTAAACTATCTTGACAACTCTTCACGCGAGCGAGAAACTATCCGCGAACCTTCCACAGATCATGCGAAAATTATTCTCCTTGCTCGGCATCGACAACGCCGATAATTCCCCTCGCGAGTCGGCGGTCGAACTAATCGCCGGATCGCCCGAACAAATTGCCGACGTTCTTGAAACGGCTCGGCAGGAAATCTCGAAACTCAAAGAGGATAAAGCATGGATCGAGGATCGCCTCCGCGGCGACGTGGAACAGCTTCGGGCCGACCGGCTCGAATTGAATCAAAAGGTTCTCGACCGCGACGCCGAGATCGTCGCCCTGCAAAGGGATCTCGAAACCGCGAAGGACTCGGCCGCCGATAAGGCTCGCGAGATGCTTCGAGGCGCGGGCCATAGTCCCGTCGCCGACTCGAATATCGATCCCGATGCGGCGACCGGCCCTCTCGGAACGGACGAAAAGCTCTTTTTCGAATACCAGTCCATGACCGCCGGAGCCGACCGGCTCGCGTTCGCTGAAAAGAACAAGGACGCCCTTGCTCGATACCGCTCCTCCCAGTAACCCCATACCCCGATTGAACAATGGCTCTTGATGCCGACCTTGTAATTGACCGCCTTGCCGATCGCTTCGTAGTGAAGCTCGGCGAAGAATTCGCCCCACATCGCGCCTTTTCACTTGAGGCGATCCCCGGCGGCGTGCCGACCGGAACGAATAAGATCCAAGTCGAAATCTCGAAAGATGCGTCGGCGGTGCAAACTGATTCGACCGACTACGAGGCAAACGTCGGATCCGACAACAGCAATGCGGCGATCACCGTAAACGAGTATTCTGTCTCCTGGGTAATTACCTCCCCGGAGCAACTCGAAGGGCAACGGTTCGCGACCGGCCCAGGGCGGAATGCCCAGGCACTTTCCGAGAAACTTTACGGAGTGGTGAATGCTCTCCTGCAGGCGTCGACGTTTACGAATACGGTTGCGCCAGTGACAGAGGCCCTTTTCGCCGCCGCAAACCGGCAGGCCTTATGGGCTTCGATCAAGGCCGGGACCGAGCCCATTCACCTTGTCCTCACTCGCGAGGCGATGTCCTCAATGCTCCCGAGCGACAAGAATTCTTTCCAGCTTTCCACCGAGGGAGCTTACGGATTCGAGGGGATCCACGCCAATTCCTATATCGACGGCATGGAAACGAACGCATACGGATACGCTTGCACTCCGCAGGCGATGGTCGTTCACCACGGCATTCCGGATCGCCCGGCGGCCGTTCGTGACGCGATTAACAATTCCGGCCGGATCGAGACTCTTCAAATCCCCGGCGGCCTTGAGGTCGAGCTTTGCGTATGGACCGATACGAAAACCCGGTCCCTCTTCGCCTCCTTGGCGATATGCTACGGGATCGCAGTATCCGACGCCGGAGCCCTTACGCTGCAAGAATCCGCCTAAGCCATGCGAGCCCCCGAATCGGTCGCGGTCGAGATCACTGGAACGGCCGCGGATTGGTCGGGCCGAGTGATCGCAATCGGAGCCCCCGGCCATGTCGAAACGGCCGCCCGACAGGCGGCGGCGGCGATGAAGCCCGGCTCCGGAGTAGTGAGCATTTACGGGCTCCCAGGCTGGTCCGATTCCGGATCGAGAGCAGCGCAGGGAAGAATTGTCGAGGCTCGGGAAAGGGCCGCAGGATCCCAGCCTGCAGCAATCGAGAACCGGATCGCGGCGACGACCGCGGCCGCGGATGCTCGGGACTCCGATCTTGCGAAAGCCGAGGCCAATGCGGCGGCAATGGTCGCAAAAGCGAAGGCCGCGAAAGATCAGGCCGACAAGGCCGCGAAGGCCGCGAAGGCCGCGAAACCGGCTCCCCCGGCTAAAAAGGCCGCCGCGGTGAAGAAGGCCGCGAAGAAGGCCGCGAAGCGGAGCCGGTGAAACCCGGCAGGATCGCGGGATTGGCTCGCAGTTTAGCCGGTACGGCCTCCGACGTTCTCGGGAGTGATCTCTTCTATATTGACGGCGGCGACGGCGTGGAGGCGATACAGGGCGACATTACGCGGGGCAACGAATATCCCGACGACGTCGCCGAGCCCGAGAGTTCTCTCTCGCTTGTGATTCTAGAGTCGGATTTCCTCGCCGCATATCCGGATCCCGCCCTCTCCTATATCAAGAAACTCTGCAATTTCGACGGCGAGGAATTCCGGATTTCCTCGATCTCCGAGAGAAAAAAGGGATTTGTCACCATCACCCTAAGCGATTCGGAGGAGGGCGTATGATTCGAATGGAATTCGAAGAGGATCCGGGGATCACGATGACCCGCATCGCTAAGGGCTTTAAAGAGGATGCGAGCCAAGCGACCGCCCGGCTCGCAGTCGCGACCGGGAAGCAATGCGCGATTCGAAGCCAGCCTTGGGGACTCGGCCGCGAGGCGAAGAACACGATCAACAACAACATAATCGATGCCGGAAAGCGGATATGCTACGTTGTAAAATCCGCCCGATACTTGATGAAACTTCGAGGGCAAGCCGAGCGGGCGCGGATAAAATACAAGATGTGGGAAGAGGTTCGCCCTAATCAAGTCATGACCGATGCCGACAAGATCAACCGGCATATCGACAAGATCCGAGCAGGACACGCGAATCCGCCGAGATTTATCCCTTGGGCAGATATGATCGTTTGCTCGAAAACTACCTTCGACAAGGCGATGCGACTCCGCCGGAAGAGAACCGGCATGAATAAAGGCGGATGGCTCGGGGCCGGGATCCGGGCGGCGGGCCTGCAAGCAGGGCCGGATCGGGCGAAGATCGGGAAGAACGTCGGAGCCTGGGCGCAAAAACATCGCCGGAAAGGAACCGCAAGATGGACCGGCTCGGGGCGCGAGATGGAGCTAATTAACTACACAAGCGGAGCGGATGGGCTCTTGCCGAATAGAAATCTCGTAGCGGCTTGCGTCGACGCCTGGGAGAATACCTTCGAATGGTACAAAAAAGCGATTAAGCGAAGAGAAAGGGAAACTCGATGAATGAGCAAGAATGCGCGAGGCTCCTCGCGGCGGATCTCGCCGATATTCCGGGCGTCGTATTTCATGCGGCCGGGGCGGCCGGGCTCGCCGAAAAACCTTATGGAGTGGTGAGATTTTCCGACTTTTCCGAGCATCCGGTTCTCCTCGGCAATTTCGACGGGACGATCACAGTCGATCTCCGGACTCTTCCCGAGGAGACTACGCAAGAAACCGTCGACGCCTGGGCTGACGAAATAGTCGGGCGGATCGCCGGAACGGATGGGATGGACATTGCCCTTGCGGGATCTTACTCGGCCGCGCAATGTTGGAACGCTCAAACGGCCATCTCCTCGATCGATGACGGCGTGCGAGTAACGACCATCTCGGGCTCAATTTCCCTTGTGCAATTATCTTGATTCATTAAGTTTTTGCCCTTACTGATAGACCTATGGCTCAAACGATCTTTGGCGACGGGGGCTTTCGAGGCTTGGCTTCGGAACAAGCAAACGGACTTTTTATATCTTCGCTCTCGATGAATGCGACCGAGGAAATAGTCGAGGTGCTTAACCACGAGGGCGAGGTCGCCGGTATTTCTATGGGCAATGAGACGTGCAATCTTAGCGCTTCGGGCGTAACGGTCACGGCCGCGACTCAGGGGCAAACGCTGGGGGCGGCGATGGGAACCATCGCAAACTCGGCGATTTACGGGACCGATACGAGCGTCACGAATTTCTTTATTCATTCGGTCAGCCTTGAGCGGCAAAATCAGGCATGGGAAACGGGCTCCTTCGAGGCTCGCGGATACCTCGCGGCCCTCACTTAGACTCCCCCCCGGCCTAGCCTGAAACCGGCGGCCCGATATGGAAAGATTTTCGAAAGCCCTTACGGTTCACGACCTATCGCTCGCGGCCGCCCTCGCGGCCTATCATGTTCCGCCGGATCCCCGAGGCTTCGAGGATCATTTCGATATGGAGGGGCGGCGGTTCTTTTGCTGGCATTTCCTCGACCGAACGACGCATTCGGGCGAATTGACCGTCGACTTAATCGCGGCTTGGGCGAATCCGGAAGAATTCAACGCGAAGCATCCGGCCCATGCCTGGGCCTATATCATGGTCGCATTCAAGAATCGCGACCATCTCCGCGAACGATGCGCGAAGAATGTTCCGAAGTTTCTTATCAATAACGGTCGGTCGTATGCTCTCATCGACCCGAAAGCCTCTCGCGAAATTCAGGAAGCAATCATGGTAAAAATAGGAATATGAAAACGAAAACGAGAGCCGAGGTGCAATCGGGCTATTGGAAAGGCGGCGAGATCGGCGGTCATCACTTTAACCAGTTGAACCTCGAACGTCAGTCACTCCTGCAGGGGGTATGGGCGTCGATCGAATCTTCGGAAAAGCAAGTCACGACTGGGGCGCAAACGCTTGTCGCGATGGCTATTTACAATATGTGTGATCTCGACGTGGAGAATGCCGAGCCCGACTTCGACAAGCTCCGCGCCTGGGCGACCGAACGCGGCCTCGGGCGCATGAGCATTCCGGAATCCGAGGAATTTCAAAAGGCATTTCAGAGTGATGTAACGGCCCTCCTCGCGTCGGCGACGAAATTCGCGGGCGATGGGAGTTGAAAACACGAACGAAATCTCGGGAAATCTCCGTCGGCGGCGAGCCTCGATTCCCGTTTCGGGCCTGTTGGATCGCGGCGGGACTCTCGGCCGGGCTCACTTTCTCCGAGATCCGGGGGATGCACTTCGCCCTTCTTATGCAAATATGCGGGGCGGCGGCCCAAGGGGCGGGGCGAAAACTCGAATGGGAGAACCTGCTCGAAGCGGAGCGCGAGACTTTACGAAAGAGCCTCGAAAGGTTAAAGAATAACGCATGGCCTCCTCCGGATTTAAGATCAAAGTCGGATTGGATAGTACCGTTGCCGAGCGAGGGCTGGCCAATATCGGACGATCCGCCCAAAAAATCAACCGGCGAATGGGGCGACTCGCCGGATCCGGGCTTAAATTCGCCGGAGGAATAGCGGCGGCGACCGCGGCCCTCGCGGGATTCGCGGCCGTGAAGTTCATCAAGGATAGCTCGGCGGCGGCGGCCGACTTCGAGAAGATGGCTACCGGCTTTAAGAGCATCCTCGGGAGTGCTGACAAGGCCTCGAAGCGGATCAAGGAACTGCAAAAATTCTCGGTCGAAACTCCATTTGAGCCCGCCGAATTGATCGCGGCCTCGAAGCAACTGCAAGCCCTGGGCGGCGACACGATGGGAATCGGCGACGGGCTTCGGGCGGTTGGCGATGCGGCCGCGGGCGCTACGGTCCCTCTCGAAGCCGTCGCCATGCACGCGGGCCGCCTGTTCATGGGGCTAAAACAAGGCAAAGCCATTGGGGAGTACGTAAACGAATTGCAGAACATGGGCGTTATCTCCGAGGATAATATCGGCCCGATTAGGAAAATACAGGAAGAGATCGCATCCGGAAAACAAGGGGCGATGGACAATGCCCAAGCACTCGCGGCCGTAACGGCGGCCCTGGGCTCGACTAAAGGGGCGATGGCGGATCTCGCGGCGACGACCGCGGGCAAGGTTTCCACGATGAAAGGCAATCTCGATATGCTCAAAATCTCATTCGGGGAGGGGATCAATAAAGGCTTGAGCAAGGGAGTCGATGTGATGAATGAGAGAATGCCCGAATGGTTTGACGGCGCGAAGAAACTCGGCGATTCGCTCGGCCGCGGGATCGGCGAGGCCTTCACAGGCAATACGCAACTCCTCGAAATGCAAATTACGTTTGCCTTTCAAAAGCTCGGCGAGGTCGGCGCGGCGGCCTTTCTTCGGGTAATCACCAGCATATTCTCTACGGCCATGCCGATGCTGATGGACCGATTCACAGAAACCATTCTCGATACTCTCGGCCCCTTTGCCTACTTGGTACCAGGATTGAATACGCAACTCCTCGCAACCCAAGCGGCCTCGGCCTACCTGAAAAGCGAAGGCCAATCGGGAGATTTCGATATGGCTGATTTTATGGGCGGGACTTCGGGGCTCCTCGGCTCGGAGGAAACGGCGAAAAATATCGAGGAGCATTTAGCTCGACTCGTCAGGCTCGAAGAGATCCGCGAAGAGAAGGCATTTAATCGCCGGATGCACGACGGGATAATTACAGCGGCCTACGAGAATATTTCCTACGTTAAATAAAAATGGCATTCACACAAGCAGGCGATCCGGTTCTCGGAGATTGGGTAGTACTGCCCGACTTTCAGGCGCAGCAATCGAAAGAGGGCGGATGGAAAGCCACGCAATCTTTTCAAATCCTTCGAGAAACTTTAGACGATCTTACCTTTCAATCGGAATTCACGATCGGCCGTTTGATTGGCGACCTTTCTCCGGAGATCGAAACATATTGGGAGTTTCTCGGGCTTGCTTCGATTCAAAGAGTTCGCCATGCCCCTGGGGGCTATACGATTATCTCGGCGGAATTCGCCGGATTTGCGGGCGCTACTTCGACGTTTGATCCGTCAGACCCGGATCCGCCGCCCGATCCTGTTCCGACTTTTACGCTCCGATCTGCAGTCGGGGAGCGAGATATTCTCCTTCATCCGAAGGTGATAGCCCTCGCGGCTCCGCGGGATAAGCAGATTCTAAAGCTATGCAAAGAGGGCAAATATGTAGATAACGACGGCGATATTTCGACGCATCATATAGACGAAGAGGGCAACGAGATTTTTCGCCCGATTCCGGTGCAGCCGACCGCGGGCGATGCGGCTGATTTTGCGGTATTGATTGCAAACGGCCTCCACAGTTACAAATTCCCGACGGCGATATGGCAAAAAACTTGGGACTCGACCGAGGCAATAAAGCCCGCGGAAATAAATAACGTAGGCTTGATCGATGTTCCTGACGGGAATCCCCCGGCGATCGATGGCAATCGCGATTGGATGCTAACCGATGCAACGCAAGAGCAATCCGGCCTGAAATTCCGAAACTCGAAGGAATGGGAGTTGTCGGATCGAGGCGGTTGGGATGAGCTTTTATACGAGGTAGACTAATGATCGGAACCGAGCAGCAGATCCGGCTTCCTGGCACGCTTCGGGGAGATGCGGCTTTGCGGGAATTCTCTATCGCAGTCCGGCGGGCGATCCAAGAACTTCGCGACCGAGGCACTCCGACGCTCCCGAGCCCGGATTTTGCCACGCCCTATTGCCCTTTGACGCCTCATTTCTTGAGAGAGGAAGAGGGGCAATGGAAGGTTCGATTCCGGCCGGGATACGTCTACGAGTTATACCCGGCATCCGCCGCGGGTTTAGTCAAAGAGCATCAAATTTATGTCGCAGATATTCCCTTAGACGATCCGGATCCTCCTGATATCGAAATAGACCTGGGCGACTACATTTATCTTCATTTTGAAACCGAAGACGACGGCGAGCTGATAGAAATGGGCGAGGAGGGATCGGGCATTTTTGCGGACATTCGCGTCGAGTCATCGCCAAAAGATTCGGATTTCCACGTACTGCCTAACGCGGACCTATACGGGACAGATGGGGATTATTACGTTTTACTGGGCGAGGTCGATACGATCGAAGGCCTCGCAACTATTTCCCGAAACGGCTGGCGCGGGAATTTTCTTTGGCACGCGGGCTGGAACGCTTGCGAAAACGAGGGAAGCGGGATTGGCGTTTATCACAGTTACGACGTTAATAAGGACCGAAAATTATTTCGTTCCATAACGGAGCGAGTGTCTGACCATCAAATCAATGTTGGCGTTTTTGGGGACGATGACGAAGTTATCCGGATTGAAGGAAACGGGATCGACGGGGGCTTGCTTTTGGAGGATTGCTCAGGAACGGAAGTTTGCTCGGTTAACTGGTCCGACGGTCTAATTACCGGAGGCGTCGGAATCAGCACGGTGAAGGTGCCTTCCTGCTATCATCCGAAGGCGAGTCTTTATTTTTCCGCTACCGAGGCGAATGATTCTTTCACGTTCTCGGATACTCAAAAGGCGGCGATTTCTACCTTTTTCGATACGCTCGACAGTGCCTGCCTTCTCGAAAAGGTTAAGCACTTGTCATTTATGGGGACGAATGCGGCCGCTTCCCTGCGAAATGCAGTTTGCCCTGGCATCGTTTATTGTTCGTGGAATGTCGCCCCTACTACCTTTGCCGACGGGACGATGGACACTGACGGCGTCGATGGAGAAATGAATCAAACTCCTTCCGAGCTTGGGCTTTCGACCACGTCGCAAGGCGTATTTTTGACCGTCACAGGACAAGGGCGGATTACAGGCTCGTATCCCCCACATTGGCTTTCCGCCTATACTACCTCCACCAAAAGACTGCAGTTGTTGCAGGACACAGGAGAGATGGCCTGTCGGCTTTCCTATTCTTCTGTGACAAAAGGCCGCAATGAAACGCAAAATGGGCTATTCGTCGGCGTGCGAAATGGGAATAATTGCACGCAAGTTTCTCAAACTGCCTATGGAGGGACGGTAAATCAGACAACGATAACGGACACAAGGACACAAACGGCGGGACTGTCGACCGCCGACGTATCGTTTATTTTGGGAAGCGGGAGCTACAATATCGACTCGCAGATTTCGACGCTCGGGATCACGACCGGCATGAATCAAGTCGAGGCCGAATACTTTGCAACGGCCCTCTTTACGGTCGCGGTCGACACTGGACACACTGCTTTAGAGAGCACTTAACGCGGGCGTAATTGTCTTGAAACCTTAGAAATCTAAAGCAATTATAGCGGCATGGCTACCTTAGCGGACACACAAGCGAACTACGCTCTCTTTGCCGATGCGACTCCGATCTCGATCGCGGGTACAAGTAAGCGGCGGATCGGCCGGAGCCTGCAAAGATTGAGCTTTGCGAGCGCGGACGTTCTATATCGAGTCGAAATCACAGCTACAGCCTCGGGGGATGTGGCTACAGTCAATACAGTTACCGGGGCTGTGACTCAAGACAACGGCACGCCTTCTGTGACTAGGTGGACCGGAGAAACTGACAACCTTGCGGCAAAAGATTTCGAGGGCGTAGATATCCCATCGATGGACACTTCAGGCACAAAGCTCTACGCGGTCTTGGTAGAGATGAGCGCAGGAAATTCGAAATATATTGCGCTGGATTCTTCGCAAGATTGGTTTCCGGGGATCGTAGAAGGCCAGCCGGGCCTAGTGCTTTTTGCCGCCCCTGGCGGATCAGCCGGGATTGGTCCTCTTACCAATCCGAATCTAGAATTCACCTGGGAATCGGACGCCGGTTCCATAGGCGGATCCGTGGCCGTTACGGTTTGCGGGACGCAATCCAGCTAAATCAAAACCTTTCTTTCTATCAGGCATCGCGGATTTAGAGAAAGGCATTTGTGGCTTTTAGTCCTGATCTTATGGGGGACGTTTTTAATTCTTGCCCTGATTAAGGGCTTCGGATCTTGATCTTGTCGGCGAAATCAATTAGAGAAAGCGCATGAAAACTCCTCTTCTCTTTCTGCTTATTCTTGCGGCGGGACTCTCCGCGGGATGCTCCGAGTTGGTCGGGCGAGTTCACCTTACAACTAACCCCGAGGGGGTAGTTACGGCCGGGATCACGATATCCCCCGAGATCGTCGTTATTACGCCCGAGAAATAGCAATGCCCGAGCCAATCAAATCAGACACTCCCCCGACTTCCGACGTAAAAGGCCTCCTGTTATGG